AAATACAATTCATAGTTGAAGACGGCGAAATCCTCCGCGTCCCATTCCGTGAACTTACACCACGACTTCGTGATCGTGTTCATCACGTATTGCTCATGCTCGCCATCTTCGGCAATGGGGATATTCACGAGCATCGCGTCAAAGGCGGGGAAGACCGTCGTTTTCCATCCAAAGGTGCTCCGGTAACTCCGCGCCGCATTCGTAAAGGCGTTTTGAATCTTATAGGAGAGCGCGAATTTGGCCCGTTCCACCTCGCCACTTTGCAGCAGCGCACTCATGGGAAACACGCCGTTTTCCGTGATGATGACGCAATCGCCGCCATATTGCGCGACGCAGCGATAGCCGAGGGGTTTCCCAATTTGATAGGTGCCAATCTTCTGCCAGAACGACGCACTGGAGGGATTATCGCCTTGATAGACGAGGGCTTCCCCCTCAGAGGTCAGGAAGACGGCCACATCGTCGGCACCATCCCCCGCGTCACGGGTCCACGTCGCCATCGCCACGAGATACCCGCCCTTCTTCGCTTCCGAGGCCAAGGGAAACTTGAGGAGTGCTCCTCCGGCAACCCCAGATGGTAGATACCAAAAATCCAGACTATTAATAGGAATGAAAAACAGCCGATTCTTATAGACGTTCACATTGACGAATTGCTCGACCGCATTGCCGGTGTACCCGGTGAGCGCAGGCACCGTGGCATTCGTCACCGCCGTCCAGGTCGTCCCGTCATAATAGGCCGGTTTATCGACGCCATTGACGGCAATCGACCAATTGCTCGTGCCATCGCCAAACATGGCCGTTTGATGCTTCCCATTGGTCCGTGCCAGGACCGAGGCCCCGACCGCCCCCGCACTACTCACGTTATAGGTGCCACTCGCGGTAAAGCAGAAGAGCTGATTGGTGCCGGTCAGTTTGTTATGCACCATTAGTGTTTTGCCAATGCCGGTCATGGTCGTCGCATGACTCGCGTGCCCGCCTCGAAACTCGACATAGGAGGGACGTGGGAACCAGTTGTTGAGCACCACGGCATCGGTCGGCTGCATCGACGCGAGCGCATCGCGGGCGTTCCATCCCGACACGGGCGCAGAGTAGGACCGCACCACACTGGTTTGGACCATCGGACCACGTTTATTGCGTAGGGCGGCTCTCATGGAATCGACCAGCTCCAATTCGGCACCAGGACGCCTGGGAGGGCTTCCCGCCGACCATCGGCCATCGACAGCACCGGCTTGCCCGCATCACGTCCCAGGGCGTCCTTCACCTGGGTTTCGTAGGTGCGGAAGTCCTCGGCATATTCCAGTCCCTTTTCCTTCTTCCACCGCCAACGCAGTCCGGAGAGGAGGAGGTATTCGGGGAGCAGGAGGGTGTCGGTATCGAGGGTAAAGGCGGATTTGTAGGTGGTCCCGTCCACGCCGAGAATCCAGTTCAGGCTCGCATATTCAAAGGCCCAACTCAGGGAGGCGACGGGCGCGGGATTGACGAGCAGCTTTCCCCCACGAATCCGGTAGTAATAACGTGGTCCGGTTGTGCCAATGCCCTTGAGGGTCGCCCACTGGTCGTCACTAATGGGACCAAGAACGGGCAGTTTCGTCGTGCGGTCCCAGAACGTTTCGTTCTTGATATAGGCAAAGCCGTTACTGGCGATGGTGGCGATGGCGCCTTGGTCCTCGGTCGCCACGGTGGTATGAGTGGCTTCAAACGTGATCCCTTGCCAGGTCCCGCGCTTGGCGAGGTCGGTGCCCTCTTCTTCGAGGAGCCGCAGCATTTGGAGGATTTGGGTATCGGTGACGGACCCCATGACGGTCGCAGGAACCGGCACGTTGGTCCGGGCGCACATGGAGGTGATGATGGTGAGGAGACTCATGCCCTACCCCCGTTTACGTGACGATGGCCGAACGACCACGTCTTCAGGTTCCAGGAGATCGTTCGCCGTAATGACAGACGACACGGACCCTGTCGGGGTGTGTGTCTGCACCATAAGCGTTTCCACTTGCTTCGTCAAGGTGGCGAGGCTCATCTTGAGGACATCGTTTTCCGTTTGCAAGGCGGCGATGTGCTGTGTCAACGGTCCCTTGTCGGTCGCCTGTGCCAACCAGGCGATGGCCTTGCGCTTCTGTTCGAGGGCACCCATCCCAATCCTCGACAAGCCCTCGTCGTTCGCCTCCGACAGATATTCGACGGTGGGAATGTTCACCCGAATCAAGTTCTCTTGCTGCGCAGGGGTCAGGACCGGCCACCCACGAATCGGGGTCCCGACGAGCGGCAATTCCTGCCCGTTCTTCCACGCCTCATAATGACGCTGATAGCGGTCGGCCTGTTCCTGCGTCAACCCCCCATTCGCCACCTTGATCTTGTTATCCCGCAAGAAGGCCAGGACTTCCTTAAAGACCTCATCCTTCGAGTAGGGCGGGGTAATGATGGCAAAATCGACATCCCTTGTGACCGCACGCCCCTGCGCGAGACTCGCAAGTTTATCTTCTTCGAGGTGGCGCTCAAACCGCACCAGGGGCGCAATCGACTTCCGTTCCAGCACGCTGCTAATCGTGTCGTTCATGGTTTCCTCCCTGTGATTCGCATATCGCGTTCAGCAAAATGATACCGTGGCCGCTCCATCTGAATCTCCACGAATCCCGCCTGCCGGAGCAGGGCCTGGACACTGTCGATGGTATAGCCCCATTTATGGCACATCGCAGGACTGTGGTAGGCAGGATTGCCCCAAAACACCCACCAGGAAAAGGCCAGATTGGCCGGGACCGACTCCCGCACGCACCGCACGAGATAGGAGAGCACTTTGTCCATACAGGGCAATTCGAGAATCATCACCCCTCCGGGTTTCAAGACACGCTGCCATTCGGTGATGAGCGGCAGGGCCTCCCATTCATAGAAATGCTCCAAGACATGAATCGCGGCCACACGATCCACGGACCCCTCGGCATAGGGCAGCGTTCTCAGGTCGCTACAGACATCGGCGCCGTCGAGATCGACAGAGATCCAATCGGGCCAGCGGCAACGACCTGCCCCCAGGTTGAGGGACACTCCCGAATGCACTGACTCCACGCACCGGCCACTATTCTGGGCGCGAACCGTTGTGAGACCCAAATCTGTGAGTGGCGTATCCGTGCATTCGCTTCTATCCAGTGTGTCGAGGCCCATGTAATCCCTTCCTGTAAATCCCCAATCCAGATACCAGGGATGTCGGTGAGTGACGGATGCGGTTCCGCCACGACAAAACAGCCGTGCCGAATCGCCTCAATGGTGCGGTTGGCGCTCTTGTAGGGTGCGGTCTCTGGAATCAGCACGATGTCGGTGCGGGCACATTCGGTGCGCATCGTCTCGATGGACCACGGAATATCCCCTGGCGCGTTCGAGACACAATGCAGGTTCGGAAAGTCCAGGGTCGGGCGGTTCAGGGCGTGCCCGAACCAGAGCAGTTTCGCCCCCTGACAATGCGGCGCCTGTTCGGGATATTCATAGGGGTCGTCAATGACGAGGGCCTCTCGACCAAGGGCCGCAATCGTCTGTTGCATCACGGGGGTATTACAGACGACCGTATCCGCTAACCGTAGGAGGTCCCGATAGTGTGGGGTCGTGAAATGGTCGTCGCAGAAATCCACGATGACCGATTGCCCGCGTCCCAACATCTGCTTAACCTCGGAGACGGTGACGGATTCCGGCTTACTCACAATCACGACATCTGCGGTCAAATCATTGATCGACGCCCCCAGGTGTTCGGCGGGGATCTGCGCACGATAGCGATAGGAGGCCATCGACGGACCCCCATGATGGAGAAAGGACACGGTGCGAAGCGGCATGGCCTGACGGGCGCGAAGAATCGTTTGAATCAGGCCCTCGCCATGCGCGTGCATCGTCATATCCGGCACCATGTCGCAGATACTTTGAAATTCCTTCGCTTGCGAGGTCATGGCGGGATTGCAGAAGAAGGTCTGCCCCTCGGCCACAATCGTATTGATCTGTTCCGTCTCCTTGGGCCGTGTCCCGTTCATGCGAAGCACGCCATCCTGGAGACAGGAATCGAATCCATAGAGTTCAATCGTGCGAAACCCCATCGCGTAGAGCAGGACAATGGTACGGAGTCCGGTCGTGGTGCCCCCACCGATCATGGGGATGCCCGCGTGAGGCATCGTTTGGCCCTTCCGCACATAGAGGTGCCACAGTTCCACATGGAACATGGTGAGATGGTCCAGCATGTCGGGATGGACTTGCGAGGCGATGAGGTACTGCACGTCTGGATGGGGATGGGCAAAGACATGGGCACGGGCCTGTGTGGGATCAATCGCCACCGCCGCATGGGGTACGACGCCATTCGCCAGCAGCCAGTCATGCGTATCCTTCACCGCTACGACGAAGGCTCCGTCATCCTTCCAGTGCCGGATCGCCTCGATCTCCTGGAGGACAGAGGGACCAGAGGCCACGAGGACGGCGGTGCCCGTGTGCGCGGGATGGAGCGAGACCTCCGGCAGATGGCGTGCGAGGGCCTGTTCGATGTGGCGATACAACTCCTCGTCGGGCAAGGCACACTGCGTTTTAATCGTAAAGGGGACGAGGTCCATAATAGACGGGGAGGGACCGACGCCCCTCCCCGCTCCTTCACTCAGGTCTAGGTGGACCCGATGTAGGCGATGGAACAGTTCCCGGCCACGCACGGAGGTGCGGAGGCCGAGG